ATTCTTAAATGCAGATTGTATTACTACTCCGTTTTTATTGCTACCACCTTTATCTAAAGCTTTTTTATGGGCTACGTCTTTGCCCTCACGTTTGTCTGCTTTACCATTACCATTAGCATCTTTGCCTGTCTTATCAATAGCACGTCTAGCACGTTGACGTTCCATTCGACGCTCGTGTTCCCCACGCTTCTTTTCCATATCGTATTCATGAGCATAGGGTCTAGGTGTTTTAGTGTAAGGCATATCAATGGTTCTTTCCGTTGTGTTCGCAGTCGGTTATAGAACACCATGCACGGCATGAGAAGTTAGGCTTTTTATTCCAAACATCATTTTGAATTGCCGCTTCTAAGCGTTGGGTATCTTCTAACCACTTAGTCCAATACACCCCTTCATTATCCACTTCGTAATTGTCTTTGACAAGGTCGTTGGCTACCACAAATAATAACCCACCTTTGACCTTTTTGACGTGGGGGAAGTGTTTAAATAGGGCGCAGGAAAGAAGTTCTAATTGTTTAGTATCCGCATACTTAGCGGATTTTCCTGTTTTATAATCAATGACATACGCTTTATCACCGTTGATAATAATCAAGTCTGCAACACCCCTCCACCATACATCCTTATCAAAGAATCCGCAGGGTTCTAGATTGCTAGTAAGCCCCATCTTATATTCGCAAAGCTTCTCGCCTTTAATAAGATTTAGCTTATCCAAGTGTTCTTTAATAAAGATGTATTTCTGAGGTATTGGAGTGCCTTTTCCAATGTAATCTTCCGCCGCTTTATGCACTTCTAAACCGTAATTTAGGTGTTCGGCAGGGGGTTCAACAATATCCTTTACCACCCGGAGGCGGTAGTATTTATGTGGGCATTGTTTGAAAAGGCTTAAGGACGAGTACGACCAAGTGTATTTAACTGTCATGCTCTTGGCAACTGTCCATTAAATATGTAAGTCCCAGTATGGGATAACTGCGCCCAAGGAGCCGCCCAAACTTTAAACCCAGCTTCTCTTGCTATCTTGCAAAAGTGGTAATCCTCGGAAAGAAGTCGGTTGCCTGAGTCTTTATCAATACTTGTTGCAAAGAACTCGTTAATTACTTGAACGCTACGATTTGTATCTATTGCATGGTATACATCGTTATGGTATGTAGGTACTTTACCAATCAAGGTTTCAAATACCTTACGTTTAATTAACATAAACCCTGTACCACCATTGGCAATCTCTAAAGGCTCGTAAAAATTTCCCTCAAGGTTTTCCGTATCGTTAACTGTATTTACCACAAACGCACCAGTATAGTTTGATAGTTCTTGTGGGGGTACTCCAGCTTGTACGGCTTTAGATACATCTACCCAGTTAATTTCTTTCTTAGGGTAAAGCCCACATATAATGTCTTTGTCAGCATCTACCATTGGGGGAATGTCCGCAGGGTTAAAACCAATATCAGCATCAATAAACATTAGATGCGTACATTCACTAGCTAAGAAGTCTTTAGCTAAACTATTTCTTGCTCTAGTAATTAAAGACTCGTTCATCATGTGGGCATACTGCATAGCAATTCCATGCTTAGAAAATACCCCTACGGCAGTTAATAATCCTACGGTATAAGCTCCATTACATAGTCCCCCATACATCGGGGTTGCTATCATTATTTGGGTTTTCTTTTCTTCAGTCATTTCTTTTTAGCTTTTTTCTTAGGGGTCGGATTAGTTAAAGAGTTAAGTATTTCTGCTCGTTTAGCTTTGACTTCATCAGATGCGTATTCGTTGAGGTTATATACCTTACAGTACGTATCCATCAGCTTCTCGCAGTGCATTTCTATTAGTGTTGAGATAGCAAATAAATGGTTGTGCATTTCATCTTCAGTCATAGGTCTTGGATGATCCATACACCGCCATATCAGCGTATCAACAATATCTTTAATACCCCATACAGCAGAGATACCATCTTCTATTTCAGTATGTTTTGCCCATACTATATTCATAGTCTTTCTTTCATAGGTTTTACATAGCTTGCATAGTCAGATGACCTTACTGCTGGAGGGGCAGGTTGGTCGTAGAACTTACGTTTTTTTACCATAGTGTAGTTGGCTGTAAACTCCATACCACCTAAAGAAGGTGAAGCATTAGTTACAAAAGCCGCAGGGTTTTCCATATGCAATTCATATAAAACTTGGTCAATACGGTCTGCTATTGCTTGACTTGCGGCTAATGTCAGCATAGACCTTTCATCTTTTGTATATTTACTTGCCACATTCATTAGACGGTTGCGTTGGTCATTCGTTAAAGTAATCATAATTTTATTGTCCTCTTCTTTTGGTATGTAAAAAAATCTTCCATTGTATAGCCACGTTTTGCTAACTCGTTCCGTAGCTTCCGTAATGCTCGTTTCTCAATGTCTGCTACCGCCGCTCTTGTAGTACCCAAAGCATCTGCTACTTCTTGTTGGGTCATGTCGGCTTGGATTGGTCTATCCCTTTTTTGCATCCTTTAAATCTTTCGCAATTTGCATTAATAGTCTAACTTCAGCAAACGTATTTAATGCGTGTTCGTATGCCCCATTGAAGTCTCTTGTTATAACAGCTTCTTCGTATAATTTCAAGTTCTTTCTTGCTTCTAATAAAAACCCTGCGTAGTCCATCATCTAACATTCTCCATAGCTATTTCCAATTCCTGATTCGCAGTTAAGTGGTAGGTCGTGCGCCCAATCAGGTCGCCATTTCATGCACTCTTCTACATATTGTTGCGCTTCTTCAGCTTCTACTTTAGGTGCTATGCAAGCTACCGCATCATGTACCGTTAGAACTACTTTATAGCGTTTAGATATTTTAACCATTTGTTCCGCAATCACACAACGTGCAATAGCTTGACATAGATTCTCTACCACCTTTCCACCATACAGCTTGACTGCGCCACGTCTAGTCTTATATTCAAACTGAGTTTTTCCTTCTGAATCAGTTACTTGATGGAGCGTCTCATAGCGTTGCCATAGCCCACTAGGTAATAGAAAGCCTTTCTTTATGTGATCGAATGACACGACTCCTTCCAATCCGAAAGGCGCAGGTCTGCCTGTGTATATCGCTTCCAAGCACCTACCTGCTTCTTGCCACAAGCTAGGGATTTTAGGATACGTCTCCCGATAGACCCTGATAATACGACTCGCCTCCCCCTCTTCAATGTCCATGCCAAACGTCTTGAGTTGGGTTTGGAATTTCTTTGCACCCATGCCGTACCCTGCTCCAAGAATAGTCGTCTTGCCGACGAACCTTTCGTGCGCCGAGACCTTTGTAACATCCTTTTGATAGATAGCCGAAGCCATGATTTTGTAAACATCTTCACCTTTCTCAAATGCTTCTACTAAGTCGTTCTGCCCTGCCATCCATGCAACAATCCGAGCCTCAATCTGTGACGAATCGCAGTCAATCATTACATACTTACTGGGGGGAATAATAGCTTTCTTTAGCTTGCCACCGTTTTGCCCACGACTAGGTAAGTTCTGCAGATTAATCTTATCGTCACCGCCCCACCGCCCTGTGTGAGCCGCATAGTATTTGATTGGTACTGGGAGTTTACCTCGCTTGGCTATGTCAATGAAGCGTTGTGTGCGTGTTTCTTCAAGCGTAGATTTGTTTCCCAACCGAGCCGAAACCAAAGCTTGAACCCGAACGTCAGGATGTGAAGCCAGTTCCTTAAAGCCTTCATCAGTCTTAGCAAAAGCCCACGCTTCCTTACCTGTTTTCAAAGATGTTTTAGTTGGAGGTTCAACCGCCAGGGACTTTAAAATCTCAGCGAACTTGTCGTTGGACATAAGCGTATCCTTGTCAGCCATGCAAGCTTCAAGTAGTTTTTCTTTACGCTCTTTAGTATCTTCTAGGTGCTGTTCAAGTAAGGGTAGGTTTAACTCTAGTATGGGGTCGGTAAACATCTTTAGAGTAATGTCAATAACCTTTAACTCTTTAGCTGGGAACTGAGGCATGAGAACATTAAACAACTTCCATGTTAGTTCTACGTCGTTCTTACAATACTCTCCGTATTGTGCTAGGTCGGCATCTTCAAAATCTACCCTGCGTTTTCCTAGCGCATCCAAGACCTCTGTACCCTTGCGACCCAAGTTATACCGTTCAACCAAAGCTGAAAGACTGCCACCTGCATCCAGTCCATGAAGTGCTCTCGCCATGCACAAGGTGTCAAACAACGCTTTAGGACGTATGCCAAAGTTCCAATTAAGAATAGCCCCGTCAAAAGAATTATTGTGAGCAAGCATTGCGCTATTACTCCAATCGTATGTATGCAGAAAGTCGCTAATTTCCCCATGGCTACCTGTAAACCATTTCGTCTCACCGTCGTTCTCTTTGACTGCGACCCCAATGACTTCAAACCTATCATCACGGATATATTCTTCGGTAGTAAGTTTCGTGAGCGAGAAGTCTTTTGCATAGTAGGTTTCAAAATCTAATGTAATTATGTTCATGAATAGTTAAATAGTTTTCCGAATAGAGTTTTGTGTTCTTTTTTTATAGTAGCTTTTTTACGTACTTCTACCTTCATTGCGTTTATCTGTGCTTTGCGACTAAGGCTTATTGAAGATATTGCGGGGATCGGAGTAGCCGAAACTGTACCGCTCGCTGATCCTGTGTACCAAGGCTTTCCCAAGCTATCATCCTCCTCGGGAGCAAGAAGTTCTTTCATTACTTGTTCGGTAAAAGTCTGTTGCATAAGACAGTTATAGGCATCGTTGAGGACTTTAGCATCTTCTTCGTTTAAATAGCCTTTATAGGAGTTAATCAATCCAACCCATTTATGCCCATTTGTAAACTCCTCGGGGTTAGTCTTCATCCGTTCCAATAGAATCTTTACACCTTCGTTCATTTCTTCCTCCTATACCTTATCGGCTTTGTGTATTCCTCGTGGACTTCTACTTTGTCGTCTATCAATAACTCCACTAAATACTTACGAGCCGTATCGTAATGTATCTTCATATACTTGGCAATCTCTTTTATAGTTCTTGGATTACCTTGCAGATGGTGCAACACCTCCGCCCAACGGACTCGTTTAGTCTCCCGCTTCATCGCACCGTTCTACTAGCGCCGCATAACCACAAATATCTACTAGGTTATCTCGATGGCTTGGGTCGTTTGCAAACCTAGCTACCTTAACTAACATCATCAAAGCGGCAACATCTTTAGCGTTAATGTCATCCCCTCCGGTCTTAGCGTTTAGGTAAGCGTTCCACATAACTGCGATAGTCTTTAAGTTCTTACTAGGATGTCCGTAAGTCTTTTCCCTATCACCGTATATGATTGCATTAGCTTCTTTTAATACGTTCATCTCGCTCATGATAGTTTGTAGTTTCCGTTGTGTAGGTCTTCCATTGTTACCTCGTTGTTACCTATCGCTTCATGAACTTGTAAGGCTATTCTCAATACATATTCAATATCGTTAGGGGTAAGCTGACCCATAAGCTGAATGATTTTCATCACGGCAACATCGTTGTCTAAAGGTTGTGGCTTAACTAAAGATTCAAACATCAGCATCTCCCATCCATATCAAATTCTTTTTTCTTCTTCCCGTCTAGCTTTTTGCGTAGCTTGACCCCGTCTTTAGCGTTCTTCTCTTGTTCAATATATCTTTCTAGAATCCGCAACACACCTTCTTGCACTAAGACTTCTAGCATTTCCTTATCAAACCGAACCAACGCATCAGCTGAGCCGTCCTTATGTTCTTTAATTACTGTCAGTCCCAAGTCCATCGCTGTTCTCCATTTGTTTTTGTGTCATATCAAACATCATTTCTAAGTTGCCCATATATTCATCTTTTGCTAATCCAAGGCTATGGGCTAGGGAAGTAGACATTACAGATACCGCATTGAGTGCATCCAATACACCGCATCCTGCTGAAGATAACGCATGGTCTAACACTAATACTAATTCTCTAACTTTCTCTTGTTGCTCTTGATTCATTTTGCTTCCTTTGTAGTTAATAAGTCAAATAAAATACCTGCTTGAGATGGCGCTTTGCTATCTCTGATTTGTTCTAGTACGCTTCTAAACGTATCTATACCGCCTTCATCTACTAAGATAGAAAACCCACCCACCCCAATAATCTGCATTAGGTTCTTCTCTTGTAACGCCGTTGGCTTACCGCCATTTGCCTTGCACTCAATACCAATAAACCGCCCTTTAAGACAAGCCACAAGGTCAGGCACACCTGACTTACCATACCCACCAGTAGCAGGCATGAAGTAGTAAGCACCGAACTCTGCCAATATCTTTTTGACTTTGTCTTTGACCTTCTTCTCAGGCGTTGTCACTGAATCTCTCCAACCTGTTTAATCAACGCACTACATTCTTCCTGCAACATCATTACCTGTCCTTCTAACTCCTTGATACGGTGTTGTTGAATATGAATTTGATCTCTAAGCATCTGCTCTTTATCTTCGTCATCTTCCATCAGCCACCCAAAAAACGGTATCGGTATCACTTCGTTCTCCTCTTAGGTTTAACTGCGACAATCCCTTCTTCTACTTCGGGTTCTTGGATTCGGGCTTTGAGCATGGCATCTGCGTATTGATACGCACCATCACATATTTCTTTTGGGTCTAATCTATCGCCTATAACCGCATAAGCCTGAATCAAACCGACCATTCCAAACATAGCAAAGCAATCTCTTAAATCATTCTCGTTCATACTCGTGCCTCGTGATACTGATTCCATTGTTTAGGGGATATCTGAACGTAATATAGTTTGTCGCCTCGCCATTTACCTATGCC